CTATTTTGGCTGTGTCCCTGTCAAGCGTAGCCATAGCTTCATCCATTATCCAAAATTGAGTCTTACTCTCCATCATTTTCGCAATTTTATAACGGTATTTCTGTCCGTCACTAAGTTGCTCATAACTACGTAGGAAAAGGAAAGCATCATTCAAGCCGACTTTGCTCAGAAGCTGCAAGCCTTCTTCAAGGGTTTCGCCAACGGTTTCGATTAGTGGCTTGCCAGGTTCAGGCTGAATGTCCGCAATATTGATGTAGCTTAAGCACATGTCTTGCTTGATGTCCTTCTCAAGAGCCTTCAGCAAAACACTTTTTCCGCTACCACTATCGCCTGTGATGTAAACGATGTCCGTAGGCCCTATGTTCAACTCAACATTATCATAGATTATAAATTTCTCCCATTGGTCAAGCCCGAGACCAAAACCTTCAGCAACAGCCACAACACGTTCCGAAGACTTGGGAGCAGCAGTCTCATAAGCAATGTTAAACGTGAACTTACCAGAAAGCCTATCATACGTACGTCGCATCTTACGAATCAGAAAAAACTCTTTACGCCTTCTCAAGACTGAGCCCTACCTTGTGACACCCACAACCTTACGCTTCGCAACATCCTTACGAACACGCTGCAACTTATTAGCTCGACGTGGAATCACGGCCAAAAAGGGCTCCGGCGCCATTTCAACCGTTGAATAGAGGCTTAAACAGGTGCTCCAGAAAACATCGTCATGTTGGTTTTCAGGATGGAAAAAGCGGTAGGTGCCATCCTTGCGAAGCTCAAACCTTTCCACGTTAAGCTCTACAGAATAGTTGAGTTTCTTGGATGGTGAAATTTGGATATCCGTGTAGGGATAGGCGTAGGAGCCATTGAGCATACGTTGTTTGAGCAGGCTGGCCATTTCCTGCTTCCGGGGATGTGAGAAGGTTACGCCCTCCACGTTCTCAATCCCGCCGTTAATCATGTCTTCAACGATGTAGTTGCCCACGCCAGTGATGTCGCAACGGATCTTGCTGAAACTATGCCACCGGTCCGCAAGGGTCTTCACATAACCGATAACAGTTGCGTACTTAGTCTCCAGTAGCCACACCTTCACATGACGCAAAAGGAACCTATCTCCAACTTTCTCGCTAACCGTGAATGCAGAATAATCTCGTTCCTTGCCAAAATCGAGCCCACCAAAAAACTCGCCCTGATGCACACTCTCAGGATCCCACAGCTCTAGGCTCGTGTCTTGGCACTTCGTGATCAAGCTCAGCGGCAGCCAAACCGCTTCATCTTCAGCCCACTCCGCCATCATTTCACGTTGCCAGCGCCAAGGATCATCCGCATACTCCTCCTTCAACTGATCAACTTTTCTCTTCGTCAAAGGACCATTCGGCTCGAGGGCCTGCTGCCACGTCACATGATTTTTAGCAAAATGCTTGTATTGGGGACGATTGAAAAACTTCCAAAACATACTATCTGTGCTTCCTGGAGTACTGCTGCAGATAAATTTTCCATGCGCTTTAGTAGCAAGCGTAAACACGATTGCATCATAAAGTTCCTGATCCATTGGAATGTAGTTGTATTCGTCAGCATAAACAATGTCGAGAGTGAAACCTCTTATCGTATCTGGATTGCAAGGAAAAGCCTGAATAAGGCTGCCGTTACGAAGAGAAACCATAGTAGCTTGAGGCTTGCGATAAAGCCCCCGGGGCAGGTTAGCCAAGAAACTATTCATCTTGCGAATCGGAATTTTCGTTTGACGCCAACTAGGACCTACAATTGCTATTTGAACTCCGGGATGCGTAAGCGCAAAGTGCAATAGCCAGGCACTAATCATGTGTGTTTTACCGCTTTGCCGACTCCAGCGGAAAGCAACAGAATCATTTACGTTGATTAATTCTGCACCAAAACGCTGATAATCCGTCAGCTTGAGGCCAAGCCACTTTTCACAGAACTCTGTAAAATCCTCTGGAATTTTGCGTTTTCTAGCTTCCAGCAGCCCCTCAACTTGCTGCCTTAATTCATCTGTCTTTTTCCTTTGCCATTGCTTCATTAATCAACTTCTCCAGCTTTTCTAGGTCCTTCGTGATTTTGGCTTCATCAAAACTTTTAGTTAACCCATTAATTACCTGTCCGCAATACGCAGCTATACGCAGCCATTCTTGCCGATCCTGAAGCTCCAACCTATCATTTTTAGCCTGCCCCTGAGCCAAAACAAACAATTCATACAGTTTAGTAAGCAGGTTCTCACGGATTTTCTGCGTGTTCACTTTGAAAATTCGCTTAATTTTCTGTACCCGATTAATGATCATTTTTTTGCGCATTATTTTCACCAATAGGACCCTACCCCCACCCCCCCTCTCTCTATGTTTTTTGCGAGATCAGAATCCCTGAAACCGTACCAATTAAGCCGGTAATACCCGCAAATACTTCGCTGTTCCAACTGCCCAGAAAAGCCATGTGTGCAATTTCGAGAATTGACAAGCAACCAGTCATGCCAATAGCAAATTTCACGCCCAACACAAGCTTCTCATTCGGCTGCACAACAATAACTTCTGTCTTTCCCCTGGAACCTTTACGCTGAACGGTTTTCGTAAGCGCCTTTTTAATCCAGTCTGTCATGATGGTTCCTCAAACGTTCTTGACGCTTGAGACGTTTCGGAAGAGTCCGCCTACCGCCTAGCAAGAAACTGTTTAACAGTTGCTGAGCCTCCTCTCTGCTTATGTATTCCACTTGAATGACTTTGACGTTGACGCCCCAAACAAGTGGTATAGCAGTGTAGTCAATATCGAAAATGCCATCGGCATATCGGAAATGGTTCTGTCCTAAAATAATGTGTTTATCATTCTCACCCAACAATCCTATAAAAATGCCTATGCTAAACACCGGAACATCTATTCCAGTACGCCCTCCACTCAAACTTTTGCCTATGCTTGCATCATGCCAATCTACACGAATAAGGCTGCCTGGCTTAAGACTTTTAATCTGCTTCAAAACCTGCTTGTTCATTAAATCATCCTCGCAATCTTATGTCTACTCATGTGATCAGACTTGCTACGGAGAGCATAGAGGTAATCCGCAAGCAAAGGCACCTCACGCCCCAGTTCCATGGTGATCTCAAGCGTCTGAGTCTTAGCGTCAACATAGTATTCGACGCTGAGGATGCGAAAATCGGCATCGACATTCTCGTTGGGCAGTGTTACATGAATTTTGTCGCCTGCCAAAATGGGAGTAGTACCATAATCGATGACCGTGCTGCGGACCGTAAGATACTCTGCAGGATCTTTCAACTGAGCGAGAATAGCCTTAGCCCGCAACGTACACTCATTATCACTGGAAAGTTCCTCATCCGTCTCTGTAAGCTCACGCAAGCCGTAGGCGGACTGGCTTCCAGAATCTTCAAATGTTCCAACAAAACTACAGTTTAGAAGACCGAAGTCACCATCATACATATAGTATGATGTAGCGCCAATAGTGCATATTATAAGTTGAAGGCCACTAACTTGACTCCATTGCGGATTACCCGTTTTCGTCCAGATTCCATTAGGATTACTGTCAGGGTCATACATTTGATTAGGACCTAAAGCCAGTGATATAAGCCCCCATTGCAGAATGCAGTTACTTTCAAGAATCGATTTTATGTTTGCTTGGAAATAGTTTGAGCTGTCAGGAGCCCACAATCTAACATAGCCGTAGCCTCCTCCCAAATTCCCTGGCATCCAAGCCCACACCACAAAAGTTTGAGGCTTACATAGAGCGTCGAATGTTCGGTAAATATTTCCTTCTACGCTTGCAGCCGCATCAACACGAAGGTTGTAACTTCCCTTCCGTTGTCTTCCAGATTCTAATGAGAGAGTTCCTGAAATTACTGTCCAACCTAACGTTGATTCACTCCAAGAATCCAAGTCTGCTGGAAAATTTTTCCCTTGAGAACCATAAACTTTGATTTTATTTCTTACACCAAGAATATCTTTGTGGTACTCGCTGACCTCAATCTTATCGGTAAGGCTCACGGAGGATGTCTTGCTATTTCTGGCGAAAAACTCAAACTTAGCATCAGGCGCCACACGAAAATCAAACCCTATGACGCCACCTAGATCAGCACTTCCAGCAATAAACTTCAAAATATCCCAAACAGGCGTATTCTCATACTCAAGTTTAGTGTAGGTTGTGTCTGTATTTTCGACAAGTTCAATGGAATTTCTAATGTGGCTTAAACCAGCAAAATAATCAAGTAAATCCTTAACAATGGCTTCGCCTTTTTGGCTGGAATATGTTTTCGTAACTACTCTGCGGAAAAGCTTCTCACCCCAACATCGACCGCTCACACGCAAATAATTTTCGTTTGGACCTGATTCGTACTTGATACTCTCGTTCCTCGTAGTAATGATCTGCGGAACATTCGTGCCCCTGCCAATGTCGATATGGCCATCCTGACCAACAATGATCGGATAAGTCCCGCCCGGACTGTACTTCTTATTCCAATTCTGAAGCAACAATTCCCAGCTGCTAACCTCTTTTGTTGCCCCTAGATGCACTCTGGCTTCAATGACGTCACCTTGGGGCGGTGTAACGGAACCCAGAACCACGGCAAGCTTCGGAATGTCAACACTCACGGTGTACTTTCAACTCCTCGACGGTAGAGATCAGCCTCTCCAGCACGTTGAATATTTCGACTTTGAGTTGGCATTTCAGAAGCAGCCGCATTGAAGTTTTGAACGCTTGCAGTTGCAGCATTCATTTGACTTGCGAAATACCACATAGCCGCGGCTGCTGCAATAATTACCGCTATACCGACACCAGTCAAAGCCAAGAAAGTCGCCGTACTGATGTTTAAGGCGTTTGACGCAGCCACAGCTACCCACTTTGCAGCGCTGTAGATGCCATGTGTTATTGATGAAAGACTTAAGGCTCCAGTCGTGGCCGCTGTGGTTGTTCCTTCAACAGCGACGGCAGCCGTGTGTCCAGTCGTCATAAGCGTGAGGAAGCTATACATTCGAGCAGCGGTGGAAACAACCATTATGATGGCCATCACGGTACGCATGTACTTGCTTGTCTCTTTGTCCACGATTCCGAAGTCTGAGGCGAGCATTATGAGTTCTGTACCCATCATGGCAGTAGTCCTGATGCCACCGGCAACCGTACGCAAGCTTACGTTACAGGATTCCGCATGCGTTTGCATCTCAGTGAAGCTGGGACCTGCAGCCTTAAGATTCTCGCCCATTGCTGTGGCTTCTGCGCCAGTTTTTGAAAATTCAGTACCCATCATACTGACTGAAGACTGAATATTCGTACCCATAGCAACGGCATCTGAAGCTACTTTGCTGAACTCTGCACTCGCAAGATTTCGAGCTATGATGTTAATGCTAATGTCCGTAAAACTCATTTGAAACCAGTCTCCCGCTTAGCCTCCTCAATGGCGCCAATAATGTTGATTTGGAGGCTTGGCAGATGCTCCTGAATCGCTGGATACAGATAAGGTCTCGCCTGCATGCGCCTAGTTCCCAATTCAACGAACAAAGCATAGGTAGCCTCGGCACCGACCTGAGCGACCCAATCCTTGATCGTTGCGTAAATTGTCCTTCGCAAGTGTCCAGTGACCACAGGCACGTTTCGCATCGCTGAAGCCTTCACATCGGCTACCCAGCTAGTCAAGAAACGGTGAACCTGGTTCTGCATGGCAGAATCAAACCTAGTCATTGCGGCCTGAAACTCCTCGATGCCTTCAACATCGCACGAAACTTCAACGGCCATGCCTCTTCGCCTCACGCTTAGCCTTTTCGATTTCCTCTTCTGTCATCTTGTCGATCTGATTGAGGATCACAAGGAATTGCTGGACGGTTTTTGCTGGTTGTCTTGCGAGCTGGTTTGGGGTCCATCCGAACTCTTTGCAGAGGCGGAAGTCTGTGAGAATTGCGTTTGGCTTTTGTCTTCGGATTGCCCGGATAAAAAAGTGGTCTCTTCCCGAGAAACGTTGCATAGCTTATTTACGATTTTACTGAAATACTCACCTAGCTCAATCGGTATGCCATCAGTCTCACTTAGCAGCCTTTCAAGAGTTATTGGCTTGCTCTCTGGCTGTTCCTTGAGGCTTGCCCAGATCGTTTCCGCTTGAATCGCAACAAAATCGCTGCTCTCAACTTGGCCAGTCATCTTGCTGTACCTAGTGTGTTTCTGGATTATGCGGTTCCGCTTAGCCCAAGTGATCTCCTGGAACACATAGCGCCCTTGGTACTCTTTCCCGAATCTCTCATCAATCTCCAAAGATTCTGTTTTCACTCTTTCAGATCCTCCTAGCTGATTGAAATAGGACCCTTGGCGACAAACCGAGCCTTAGCACAAGTGAGGTCTTCAAACCATTTTGTATGCGTTATGCTGTCCCACTTGCAGGAGCTGAAAACAGCCTTGCTCGATCCGCCGAGACCAAACTCCAAAGCAAACTCCGTGTCAGCCAAAGCCTCATCCATTTCAGCTTTGCTCTCAAACTCAAGGGTCAACTCGCCACCAAGTTCTCGGTGGCCAAAGGGAATATACTTCGCAAGATACCCGCTTGTCGTACGAATGACCGGCACTCTCTTGGGGTTGTTGATAATGTCAAACTTCCAATCGGTCACGCGATCCAGAACCGTTGTGTCCTTTTTCACATAGCTTTCATGGAAGGCGACAGCTCCCGCATAATCCGCATATGACGCACCCGTAATCTTCGCTACTCCCGTTTCGAGATCCTGACCTTCAAGCTCCATGACTGCCTTGATAACATCCTCGATGCTACACTCGACCGAAGCCTTACTGATGCGCATGCCCTTGAACAATAGCGAGATAATATCTGTCGGTGAAGCAAAAACCCCTTTATAGTAAATCACTTGACAACTTAGACTCTTGTTCAGATCCATTTTAGCCCATTGCAAAAGACTTATCGGAGCATCAGAAGGCAATATATAGCCAATTTTCAAGTTTGGTTTTCTCAGGCCCTTCTTAATAGCCTGTAAATCATAGCTCCCAGCGCCACGCAGTTTGAGGTTGCTAGGGTCCAGTCCAGGATCGATAACATCACACGGCACGCCCAACATCGATGGATTTGTGGGCGTAGTGCCAAAGACACTTTCCTCGACGTAGTAAAACCGCTCTTCGTCCACTCCATAGGTATCAACCATTTTTTATTCATTCCTCCATGACTAGAATACTCCTGAAATTGATTCGAAAAGCCAACCCTTCAAGAGAAACTCAGCCCTGAAAAGGTATGGCTTAACATCCGTGACATCGATATTCCTGTAACTCACGACATCACAGTAAGTGAGACCATAAACCTGAATCGTACACTCAATAAAATCGCAGTAAAGGACCGCAGGCGTAGAACCATTGCTCGGATTCGTGGTTTTTGCCAGAAGCCAAACATACCCGCTCGAGTCGATGAAATTAGGCCAGTTGGCTGAAATCGTGATAGTAAGAGTTTCGTCTCCGCCGCCAGTTCCAGACTGGGCTTCTTGCCAGGCGGAAGCGACATGGTTCCAAATCTTGATCGTCGCTCCATTTCCCCCGGGGGAAGTTCCATAGCCCTCAAAACTCAACACAATTTTCTTAACGCATGCTTCCCGCGGGTCCAGCTTAAACCTGAAAAGCATCATCGCATATTCATTATTGACGCTGTGGCTCTTGGAGAATCGAACGTCATCGCTGGACCAGATGCTCTGATACTGAAGGTTTGTCAGCTCTGTCCAGGATGCGCTTGAAGGAATCAGCTCTGTGGCTGCGCCGGCAGCATAAGCCTTGTGAGGCTCTCCAGACGGATATCCGAGCCCATAGAAGTTGTAGACTGTTTGATATGGCAGGTTGCGATTTTCGCGGATGATAGCGTTGATCTGTGCAGTCACCTTGTCCCTCATGACCTTGCCTGCATCAGCTCCAGGAGCCGCCTTGTCGACCGTGTAGATGTTGCATCTGAAAACCATGTACCGGCGTCTCAATCGTCCAGCAAGCTCAAGCTTCTGATCCTGACTACTGTCGAGCCCCATCGTGATTTGAGCATCATACTGCTTGAGGAGCTCTCTATCATAGGCTTCCTTCGTCGCCAAAAGATTAGCCAATGAACCGTTATCCTTGACCACACGGATCCTCGTAGTAATCAACCGCAGAAGTGTCATCACAGGGTCCTCGAGTTCGCTCAAGTCGCCAAAAGCCTCCTGGCGATCGATTTGAAATAGATCGTCTGGTTCTCGTAAGTGAAGGGTTGCAGGGTTTGAATCTCGTAATCCTCGCCCTTTCGCCGAATCTTGTCATGATTGCGCACCGGCACAAAAGTGTAGAAGGCAAGATAGTCGTTAAGCAAGTATCCCGCCTCAAGAAGGACCTCTTCTACTCTCACGGGCGAAACAATCGCCAAAACGTCTAGGGGCTCGCCATAGGAAACAATCTCAACAGCTTGACGAACTGGATAAAGCAGGACAGCCTCGCCTTTGCTATTCAAAATCTTCATGAACCTAGTCAAGGGCTCCTCGTAGTTGAGAAACATGCGGGCTAGCCATGTGACATTTGCCATAGCCTTCTGCGCCGTGATCGGACTATAATCCGTGAAAACAGGACCCCAATAAAGAAACTTATCACTGTATTTGCTCACGATATTGTAGGCAAGCTTGAAGCTTGGAGGATCACGTTCCTTGCGGATCTTCCATAGGATTCCCGTGGTGATCGCATCGTAGTACGCACATGCTGGGAACCTTGTCACCACGTCAAGATAGCCTGGCCAACAGATCTCTGGCCAATAAGCTGGATACTGCCCGCTAGCTCTGATCGACTGAACAAAATTGTAGACACGCTGACAAGTGAAACCCCAACCTTCATAAATGTAAAGGCCAAGCAATGCGAAACTCACAGGATCATCGTAAACTTCGGTATCATTGATTCCCACACGGTACCAGACGCCAGAACCCGAAGGCGGAGGCTGATAATACAAATAGAGTTGCTCAAACCCATCCCTAAGGAAGCCTGCAGCATCTGCCATCATGACACTGTACCGAGAGGCATTAGCCACATCGTACGTGTCAGCCAATACTTTGAGTCCAATCAAGCAGTAAAGATTCTCAATGCTCATGATGGTGTCCCAAGTATCAGAAATCGAGACGTAGTTTGCGAAGCCCCCATAGTATTTGTCATGGATGCCCAGAATGCTCGGTTGCTGCTGCATCGTGTAGAGAAAAGTGTAGCCAGCGAGTTTGGCGGCATCGAGATAGCCAGAAGTGCTAGTCAACGAGTAAGCCTTAAGCAATGCAGGAATCACTCGACCCGCATCGATACTGTAATATTGAGTGCTTGATTCGCCGGATTTGAACCCGCCATACGCCTTCTTCAGATTATCTGTGCACTGCTGTGTCAAAAGCCAATCTGCAAGGTCCACAATCTTCGCCAAAATAGTCGCTTGCAAAGAAGCAAACTGAGGAACAGAATAGGCCTCATAGAGAAACTCGATGGCAAAAGCAGCTGGAAAAGCACCTTTCCCAAAGCTTTTATCCCCGTGATCCACGGTTCCGGCTTTCGCAACATAATAAGTGTAGGCTAGATTGTTTTTCATGGTTACAACGTTGCCAGCGACAGAATCAACTTCATTCCATTCGCTGTGAGCAGAATCTTTGATCTCAACCTGCATACCGGTGCTGAACTTGGTGCCATCCACAACAGTAACATTCTTTTGGCCAGCCGGCGGGTCCGCCGTCATTGCAGTGGCTATGACGTAAAAGTAAGGAGCGTAATGCATTATGAACTGATAATAGACTTCTGGAACGTTAGCCACGAGTTATCGCCCAACCGCAAAAATAGTGAAATAAATATTAGCTGCTGCGCCTGGTGTTGCTGTCCAGCGAAACGTTAAAGTGAAACCTGTCTTCGTTCGACTTGTGATAGAGAGACCGCCTAATACATAGCCTGAAGGCAATGCATAACTTGTTTGATCCCCAATCATAACAAAAACTCCATCACAAGCATTTGGAAAAGGCGTGGTAAAGCTTATCCCACAAGGTTGATCCCCAGGCGAAGTAGGACCCACAATAACTTGTGATTCAATTTTAAGAAACTGATTTTTCTGTGTGCCTTTAACTTTCTCTTTGAAAGAATCTAAGTCAAGT